AAGCTGATACATGGGAGCAGAGATAGACACCAGAACAAGCTAGAGCCTAAACCAACTGGCGAGGCAGTTATGCCCCAATGGTTAACTGATAAGGCTCAGGCAGAATGGGAACGGCTCGCCCCAGAGCTTACAAGAATAGGCATTCTTACCCTAGCGGATGAGGTAGAGTTTGCTGTATACTGCCAAGCGTTAGCAGAGCTAACAGAGGCAGAGGCACACCTAGAGAAGCATGGGCGTACTCAGGTGACTAAAGATGGATTTGAGCGTAAGAGTGCTTGGTGTAGTATTCGAGATGAAGCGTGGAAGCGACTACACCAAGCAGCCTCTGGCTTTGGCTTAACCCCAGCGAGTAGAGCAAAAGTAGAAGCTAAGCCGATAGAGGCTAAAGATGATAAGAGTAAATACATTGCATGATTGCAAACTATGATCCTGAGAAAACAGCTGGCGATTGCGTCTACAGTACAGAGGATGCAGAGCGGGCTATAGGCTTTTTTCGGGATTGCCTCACCCATGTAAAGGGAGAACTAGCAGGGCAAGCCTTTGAGCTTGAGAAATGGCAAGAGGACATTATTGGGGCGATGTTCGGATGGAAACGACCCGATGGGACAAGAAGGTATAGAACGGCATATATCGAGATACCACGAAAGAATGGTAAATCCACACTCTGCGCAGGAATTGCCCTCTACATGCTTTTCGCAGATGGAGAGGCAGGAGCAGAGATTTACTCCTGTGCAGCTGAACGAGAACAGGCAAGTATTGTCTTTGATGTCGCAGCTCAAATGGTCGCAAATGAGCCAATTCTTAGAGGACACTCTAAGACATTCCGTAAGGCAATAGCAAGGGAAAGTACAGCATCTAGCTACAAGGTACTTTCAGCAGATGCCTATACAAAGCATGGACTTAATGCGAGCTGCATCATATTTGATGAGCTACATGCTCAGCCTAATAGGGATTTATACGATGTTATGGCTACCTCTACTGGTGCTAGAACTGAGCCTCTAACGGTAGCAATTACTACAGCTGGATACGATAAAAATAGTATTTGTTATGAGGTTAGAAGCTATGCCGAGAAGGTGAGAGATGGCATTATTGAAGATGATTCTTTTTTGCCAGTCATCTACGCAGCTGATGCAAAAGATGACTTCAAATGCCCTAAGACATGGGCAAAAGCTAACCCATGTCTGGGGGTCAGCATTAGAGAGGATTACTTAGAGCGTGAGGCTATGAAAGCTGCCGAGCTGCCTAGCTATGAAAATACCTTTAGGCGGTTACACTTAAACCAGTGGACTGAGCAAGATGTTAGATGGCTTCCAATGGACCGCTGGGATGAAGCCGAGCCGTTCCATGAGCTAGAGGATCGACCATGTTACGCTGGGCTAGACTTGGCGAGTACCACCGATATAACCGCTCTGGTGCTAGTTTGCTCAGATGGGGAGAAGGCTTTTGATGTTAAACCGTTCTTTTGGATACCCTCAGAAAACGCCATAAGGCGTGAGCGTAAAGACAAAGTACCTTATACCACTTGGATTAAACAGGGTTACATAAGAGTAACAGAGGGCGATGTGGTGGACTATGACTATCTACGCGAGGACATTATTCAGCTTGCCCAGCAATATAACATTAAAGAGATAGCGGTAGATAGGTGGAACGCTACACAGATAGTTACCCAGCTAGACGGTGAAGGGTTAAATATGGTGATGTTCGGGCAGGGCTATCGGTCAATGTCTGCCCCTAGCAAACACTTAGAGGCTCTGGTAATGAGCCGTAAATTGAGGCATGGCGATAACCCAGTAATGAACTGGATGGCTTCAAACTGTGCGATTGAATCCGACCCAGCTTCGAACATTAAGCCTAGCAAGAAAAAATCAACTGAGAAAATAGACGGCATCGTAGCTACCGTTATGGGACTAGCTCGAGCTGGAGCAGCACTAGATGAGGGGAATAGTATTTATGAAGATAAGGGGTTTACCATAATATGAGCATTTTCGACTGGTTTAGAAAAGAGGATAGGGCTACGCTTGCAACGCCTACCACTTGGCTATTCAATAGCCTAACTGGTGGGCGGTCAGCATCGGGCATATCCGTAAATGAAACCTCAGCCCTCAAGTATTCGGCTCTGTATGCTTGTGTGAGGCTCATTAGTGAATCGGTAGCAAGTTTACCACTGCATACATACCAACGCTCTGAGAACGGCAAGGAGAGGCTCAGAGAGCATCCTGTAGCCCGCTTACTATCGCAGACTCCAAATAAGAACATGACCAGCTATACATTTAGAGAGGTGTTAATGGGTCATGTACTCACTTGGGGTAATGCTTATGCTGAGATTGTTAGAGATGCTTCAGGGATGGCGGTAGAGCTTAGACCCATTACTCCAGATAGAGTTAGGGTAGATGTCGATGAGGCGGGTACTATTCGGTATATTGTAGATGAACAAGTAACCCTAGAATCTGATGAGATGTTCCATTTAGCAGGGCTTGGCTTTGATGGAATAATAGGCTATACGCCAATTACACTAGCTAAAGAATCAATAGGGTTAGGACTAGCTGCCGAGAAGTTTGGCGGCTCTTTCTTTAGTAACGGTGCTAGATTAGGTGGTATCCTTCAGCATCCCGCTAAGTTATCGCAGGAAGCAGCTGATCGGCTTAGAGAATCATGGGGCAATACATACAGTGGCTCAGGTAAAGCTGGTAAAACCGCTATTCTCGAAGAAGGTATGAGCTTTACACAAATTGGCATACCGCCAGATGATGCACAATTCCTAGAAACCAGAAAGTTTCAGGTAGACGATATCGCTCGATGGTATGGCGTACCGCCCCATATGGTAGGCAGTATGGAAAGTGCTACATTTAGCAACATTGAACACCAGCAGATTGAATATGTTACGCATACCTTACGCCCTTGGCTTGTACGCTGGGAACAAGAGCTACAGCGTAAAGTTTACATGAATGAGGATATCTTCCCTCAGTTTATTGTTGATGGACTGCTCAGGGGCGATACTAAAACCCGCTATGAATCCTACCGAGTAGCTCGAGAAACTGGATGGCTTTCTGTAAATGAGATAAGAGCCTTAGAGGATTTACCGAAAATAGAGGGCGGTGATCAGTTTATCCAGCCTCTTAACATGGGTACAGTGGGAGAAACTGAGGAAGCAGACGCAAGAAACTGGCAACAGCCATTACTAGAGGATGCGTTATTTAGAGCCAAACGATTACAGCAGAACGCTGAGCGTAACGCTCTAAAGCGTAAGGGCGATTATTACGGTGAGTGGCGTGATAAATGGGCTAGAGAGGACTTACCGCCTCTAGTAGCTGAGATCCTTGAGCCAGTGCTAGATGCTATAGCTGGTGAGCGAGCCGATGTTATGCGTATTGCTAGAGATTGGATATTTACCGAAAAAAGTGTAGAGGCATTCGCTATGGATGTATTAGGGGGTTTGAATGAATAAAGAGAAAAGACATATTAACATTGACTCAGCAGAGCTTAGGTTTGCTGATGGTGATAAGCGTACGCTAGAGGGTTACGCCAGTGTATTTAACAAGCCTACAGATTTAGGTCGCTTTGATGAGGTTATTGAGCGTGGGGCGTTTACTAGGGCTGTAGATGAGGCTCATGATGTCAGGGCGTTAGTGGACCACGATACAGGGCGTGTAATTGGCCGAACTAAAAACGGTACGCTAGAGCTGCGTGAGGATGATAGAGGGCTATTTTCTCGCATTCACTTACCAGATACTCAAGAGGGTAGAGATTTGGCTACACTGATTGAGCGAGGCGACTTAGACGGTATGAGCTTTGGCTTTAGCGTTGAAAGCGATAGATGGGAAAAGGGCGAGGAGCGAGCTACTCGATTTATTGAGGATGTAAACCTCTACGAAGTTAGCGTGGTCGCGTTTCCAGCGTATGAAGATACCGAGGTGGCTTTACGGTCAATGCCTGAGGCAGACAATTACGAGCCTCGCAAGGCTAAACTTAAAAAGCTCGAGCTTGAATTAAAATTAAAATCATGGCAATAATTGAAGTTTTCAATCGTTGTTATGTGGG